TGGCGGTGCACTTTTATCCCGAAGCGCACAAGGCCGAACTCGCATGTCTCTACGTTTCGAAGCACCATGAAGGATAGGGCTTCGGCCGCAAACTCATGGCTTTCGCGGAGCAACTCGCAGCGCAACGGGGCTCGAAGCACCTCTTCGCCCTCAGCACGCAGACGTTCAATTATTTCCGTAACGCGCCCGCTAGCGCAATAATCCATCCAACCGGGGCAATAAACTAGACCGGCGACGGCCACCAAAGCACGATCGCCTCTTCAATCGTCATTGAAGGCCGGTTCAAGCGCTCGTTTACCCGGTTGTGAATCCCGACTCCCCAGGCAAAGAACGCCTGCGGGCTGCTGAAATCGGGCGGGAATTCCTTCAGGAGCGCCTCAAAGTGCCGCCTGCAATCGCCACAGGGCACGCGGGCCGCGAACATCGCCAGCCACGCAGGCCATGCGTCCGGAGCAACCTCCCAGGGCGCGAGGTGGAGTTCCCGCCAGAGTCGCGGGCCTGCGGTCGCCATCAGGCCGGAGATGCCGGTTGTCAGCTCGTGCAGTTGCTCCGGTGCGAGCGAGCCATGCCAGCGCTGCCAATGGCCAAGCGGGCATTGCACAACCGCCTCCTCGGAGTTGCGCACCGGGCATTGGAGCCGGTCGCAGGCCCCGCATTTTAAGCGCCGGACGCGGACCCAAATCATGGGCACACCTCCGCGCTCACGAACTCCGGGCAACGGAAGCTGCCGCCGTCCGGAAAAATGGTGAAAATCCGGTCCCCCGGCGACTCCACGTATTGCACATCGCCCTCCACCCCTCCGACGTTGATTCGATACCCGATTCGCACCGCCAGCGTGTAGTCGTAAACAAACCGGAACTGCACGTCCTGGTAGGTGTATTCAAACCCCGACAACTCCCACAGCTCATACGCGCACCAAGCCACCGCTCCCCAATCGCTCGCGACCGCTCCCGCCATCACGTTTGCCTTCAGCTCTGCGTCGGTAAATTCATCGTCCAAAGTCACCACGTTTCGACCCTGCAAAATCCTCCGCATCTCGATCGTCGCATCGTCCTTCGTCGTCGTCGTCGTGATACCCCATCCAAACCCGTCCGAAGTCGCCCCATCCAGATTCACCCGCGCCCATACTTCGCCCCCGGTTGGAGTGCCCCGGAGAAAGGCGTGAGCCGGGATGATTATCTCGCCCACGTCGTTCCCATCGTAATCCCCGGTGAGCAGCCCGGAAAAGATGACACCGCCCACGTAGCGAACCGGCTCGCCCACTGCCGCGCGCCCCATGATTTGATCCTCCGTCCAGCAATCCGTCAGCCTGTCTCCCGACCTCACCCACGGAGCCACATCCACCTGCCCTCCATTGGATACATCCGACGAACTTTGCCCTGCGGAAACCACTGGATTCCCGCTCCAATAATTCGTGGTCCGAATGCTATCCCACGAAACCTGCGCAATCACCGTCGAGTCGCACGGGTCCGGGTAGTTCGCGCCGATAGTGCAAGTCGAGAAATACGACCCCACTTCATACCCCGTGAAGCTCACCTCGCCATCGTCCACACGAAGCGTCAGCGAGAACTCCGCAGACACCGCGCGGAACCATTTTGCCACGCCGGTAAATGGGTGCCGCATTCCGCATTTGCTGCCGTAGTTCGCGCGATAGCGCACCTCCATGTTCACGGTGATGTCGCCGCCGCAATCCCCGCAGCCGTCGCACGCCGATTCCTGCTCCGCGCAACCGCAGCATCCGCTCGCCCCGACCTTGCGGAAATACGCAGCCATTACGCCCCCTGAATCCGTGCGTTTTTGACGAGGAAAGTCCCCACCATTCCCACCCCGTTTTCACACCACCCGATTTCGCGCCTGGCGTAGCCGATTTTGCGCGGCCTTTCGTCGTCGCCGAAACCATAGCTTTCCTCGTCGCTTTCGCCCGTCGTCATCTCATCGATGTGATGCGTGTCCGCGTCGAGTCCGAGGCGGCGACGTCGCTGCCACGCGAGCCACTGCCGATACGTGTCAAAACCCAGCGTGTCCGGTGGCCCAAATTTCACCGTCGTGGTCCCGCGCATCACGTCGTGCGTCGCGGAATAAATCACGCCGCGCATCGTCGCGTGCTCCGTGTTTTCCGTGCCGATGACATTCAGCGTCCAGCCGGGATTCAGCGTGTCCAAAACACCGTCTCCCGACCACACGAGCGAGCCCTCCCAGGATGGCCCCGCGAGATGCTCGAAATAGTTCCGCGCCAGGTCCTCGGGAAATGCCCAGCGGTCCGCTTCATCTTCCTGCGTTTCGTCGGCGGTAAACGTGAGCACATTCCGCCATCCCGCTTCGATTGTGGACGGGAATTTAATCTCCCTCCAAGTCGTATCAAAAACCGTGTCCCCGGCCTCCGTGGTCCGCTCCGTTTGCTTTCGCAAAACGATGCACACACCGGCGGGCGTCATGCGCGCTCGCGACACGTCAAATTTACTCACGTTCCCGCGCAGATTTCCGACCTTGTTTTCTCCGAGAATCAGCGTCGTCGCCGGGAGGCTTCCAGCGCGCTTCGCGTTCAGCGTCGGAACCGCTGCGAGATGCTCGAACCACGTGACGAGCGAAGGCGTGTATTCCGCGACCTTTTGCCACGCATCCGCGAAGGTGCATTCCGAGAGCTTTTGCGTCGGCGCATCCACCGGCACATCGATGCTCCCGACGAGGAAAGGATTGTTCCCGCCAAACTGCTGCGCGGTCACCGTCTTCACGCGCTCCGCGAGTTCATTCAGCCAGGCTCCCGTGGTCATTTGCGCGGCCCGCGTTCCCGCGTCGCCGCCGAGCCCTACGAAACCACGCGGGACCATCTGCGAGCTGTCCCCGTTTTTCCACGAACAAATGAACGTCCGCTCCGCAAACTCGCGCCATGGTCCGGCAATGTCCACATCCATCCGCGAAGTCCCTCCCGTGTAGGACCGCGAAGCGAAGGTCACCACGCCATGAAACCAGTTCGCCCCGTTGCGCTGAATCGTGATGGGTTCATCGCGGGTGAAAGCCGTCGCATCGCTCGCCAGTTGGAGCGACAGCGATTCCTCGCCGTTGCTCTGTTTCGTGAGCACACATTCCCGGATGCCTGCGCGTTCCAGCGAAAGGGCGCGACCGCTTCGGATGATGGACCACTTTTCGCGCATCGTCAGAGGTTCGATTTGATTCGGTTTTCGAGCGACGCGAGCTGCGAGTCCACGTTCGCAAAAGCGTTCTGCGTAGTCTGCGCAAACGCCACCACGGCCTGCGTGTTCCGGTTCACCGCTGCCGTCGTGTCTTTGAGGTTCGTCTCCGCTTTCTTCGCCGCTTCCTGCGTCGTGTCTTTGAGCTTATCCGTCGCCGGTCCCGTGCGGTCCGGGAGCGGTGCGAGTTCATTCGGCGATGCCGGTGCCTTGATTTTCTTCCGCCCGCTCCGGTCGCGCTCGTTCTTCTCCGCTGCGTCCGCCTTTTCGAGTTCCTTGTTCGCCTCCGCGAGCCCTTTGCCGAGCGCCTCGATGTTCTTTTGCTTTTCCTCCGCTGCCTTCCTCGCTGCCTCGGCCTCCTTCAGCTTTGCATCGTTGTTGCGGGCCGCGTCTGCTTCACGCTCGCGACCGGCCTGCATGGCGGCCTCGGCCTCGGCCTTGTCGGCTTGTGCCAGCTTCGCATCGAGTTCCGCCTGCGCGGCCCGGCGTTCCCCGTTGCGCTTCGTCAGCTCGCGCAGCGCGGCGTTCTCGGCCTCGTCGAGTTCCAGGAGCGCCTTGCTCTTTTCCTCCAGCCGCTTCTTCACCTCCTCGGCGACTTTCTTTTGAATCTCTACAAGGTCAGTCACGCCGGAATCGCGAAGGTTCTGCTCCGCTTCCGCCGCGATACTTTCCTTCGTCACACCGCCGAGCCGCTCGCGTTCCTGTTGCACACGCGCCTTCACGCGCTCCGCATCATTCGCCGCCGATTGGCGGGCGCGCTCTGCCTGGTCAAATTCCGCCTGCGCTCTGCGCCTCTGCGCCTCTGCGGGAGTAATCGCGCCCTCGGCCTCGGCCTTGTCGATTCCCGCCGCCGCGATGCGCTTCTCCACATCATCAGCGCCCTTGCCGATTTCCCCGCGCAGCGCCCGGATTTGTTGCAGCCCGTTCTGCACCGCCGCGCCCATATTGGAAACATCCGCCGCCGCCGCCTTGAATGACACCGCGACTTTCTTCGTGTTGGCTTCCAGCTTGGGAAGCTCCTGATTCATGCCGAGGATGTTCGCGTTCACGAAGCCGAGCGCATTCGTCAGCCCCGTCGAGTTCACAATCCATTGCACGCCCGTTTCGAGCGCGTTACCCATGCCGCGTTTGAGCCTCGCCCACTCGCCGGAGAGCGTCCCGATTTTCGCCGCGTCCAGGTCCATCCCGCGCCTGCGAAGCTGCTCCACCACTTCGAGCTTCTCCTCCATCGTCGCATTCTCCGCGAGCGCGATGCCGTATGCCTTCAGCTCCCGCGTGCGACCGTTGAGCACATTCCCGTAAAGCTGCGCAGCCGTCACCTTGTCCCCGGTGAAAAGCTCGATGTCATCCACCGCCTGCATTGCAGTCGCGAGCGACTCCGCAGCCACACCCGCCTTGCGAAGCGCCTGCTCCGCGCCCTCCGTCTCCGCGATTTCTTCAAGCCCCGTTGAAATGGCCTTGATTGCCGCGCCGGCGACCGCCGCCTTGCCCGCGAAGCTCACCACGCTGCTCGTGAAGCTGCCGAATCCGCCGCCCGACGCCGCCGCCTTTTCCCCCACATCCCCCACCGCCTGGCTGACGTTGCGCGCCGCCGCCGCCGCCGACGCATCGCCGGTCGCGGTGAAATTGATGAGGTAATCTTGATCCGCCATCGCCGTGAACTACTCGCGAGTGATTCGGATTTGCGTCGTCTGCACAGTCGGCGTTGGGCTTGGAATCGTCAGCGCACCGGAGCAATAGAAGTGACGCCCGGCATTCTGAGGAACCACTTGCACCTCATACGTGGTCGATGAACCGGGTGACACGCGCGCGCAAACCGTGATTGGTCCACCGCGCTCGTAAGTAGTAACATCGTAGTACTGAAAGCTCGTGGCCACATCGGACCCTGCGGTTGAATTGCGAAGAATCAATACCGTCGAGGAAGTGCTCAAAAACTGAGAGGTTACCTCGATTCGATACGTTCCCGCCGCAAGCGTGAATTGGTCATTCGCGTCACTAAAGGTAACAATTGAGTCCGGATCGTAATCCTCAGTGGAGAGGGCCAGCTTATTCCTCGCATTAGACGTGAACGCGCTCGTCGGGTAATACCCCGAAACAAGCGTGACTTGATTAGTGATGAGAGCGACGCCGTTAACTCCGAGCGCCGTCCGCGCCGTCGCTGCCGTAGTGCTTCCCGTGCCCCCGCTCGCGACCGGGAGCGCCGTCGTGAGCGAGAGCGAATCCGCAGCGACCGCATTGCTGATTGTCGTCGTCGAATTAGTCACCGTCACCCGCGCCGTGCCGCCCGTGGTGAGCGCGACGGAATCCGCAGCCGGGAAATAAAGCCCGGTGTTCGTGTCATTGCTGCGCGTAAGAAATGGCACCGTCGCCGAGCCGTCGCCAGCCGCCGCAATCGTGGCGTAGCTGCCACCCGTCACGAGTCCCGTGATACTCGCCGCGCCCGGTGTGGAGATTGCCGGGAACGTGGCCAGCGTGCTCGTGAAGAGTCCGCTCTGCGTCCCGCCGCTCGTCAGCGCGAGCTGATCCGCAGCCGGGAAGTAGATTCCGGTATTTGTGTCCGTGCTCAGGGAAAACGTCGGCACCGTCACGCTGCCTGCGTTATTGGTCAAAACGGCCCCGTCATACGTCGTCGCCGAAATCGTGTCGGCATTGAGCACGCCGCTGAAATTCACAGCTCCGGAATAGACCCGGAAGAGTTCCAGGCCACTGAACGAAAACCCGATGGCGTCATCATCGCCGATGCGGAAAAAGCCCGATGTCGCATCGTCCGTGAACGCCAGCCCTGGCGTCGCTTCGTTGCCGTCCGGGATGAGCAGTTGCGTCCCCGTGAACTTGTGCGCGAGCGCTCCATTCAGCGCCACGCCGATTTCATTCGAGGCCGCGCGGTAGAAGCCGGAATCCGTGTCCGTGGTGAACGAGAGCGCGGGCGTTGCCGCCGAGCCGCTGCCGCTGCGGAGCGTGACGGTCCCAAACTGCCCGGACCAATCGCCGGCCGTTGTAGAGTTCGCGTTCCAAATCGACTTGTCATCGAGCTGGATTCCGATTTGCCCCGTCGCAGCCGGAGTCGCCGCATTGCGAGCCGTGGAATCGGCAAACGTCGTGATGCTCGTGCCGATGTTCAGCGCCGTGCGCAGGTCCGTTGCCGCCGTGGCTCCGAGGGAAAATGTGGTCCCGTTATCCAGCGTCAGTGTGGAACCACTCTCAAACTTCAGCGTGGTCCCCGAGCCGATGTCGAGTCGCGTCCGGTTGAGGTTAAAGCTCGTCGCATCCCGCGCGAGCGGTTGCGCCGTTGTGCCCGTGACTTGCGCAAAAAGCGAAGCAGCCGAGAGAAAAAAGAGGATGATGGTTTTCATGGTCAAATGTAGTTGAGTTTGCGGAGAGCATTGCGGGCGTTTTCACGGGCGGCCTCTGCTTCGCAAATTGCGTGAGTAAGCGCCGGCGACGCGCCTGCCGCTTCGATGGCCTGCATGACTTTGCCCAAATCCGAAACCGTCTTTTGCAGTGCTTTGGAAAGCGCGATTTCCTTGCCGGTTGTCGCTGTGGCAAATTGCGAGAGTTCGAGAAACAGTCGGTTGGTTACGTCGAGGTCCATGGGTGTTACGCAGCGTGAATCTGGGAGAACAGTTTCACCCAGGCCGAGCCGGTGTAAACGTAGCGCGCCGTCGCGGAGTAGTTGCCTTCCGTATCGCTGTTGAAGGTATCCAGCAAATCGCCGCCCGCGCTGTTTTCGCGGATTTCAATCACGCGGCTCGAGCTCGTGGTGGTGAAGAGAATCGACAAGTCAAACACCGTGCCCTCGGCAACGGCATCGCCGCTCCCGGCTCCATCGGCGCGAGTCTCACGGGAAAGCACAATCGGCTTTGTGTAGCTCCCGGTGCCAGCGGCTACCGTCACGCGCAGCGTGTTCCCGCTGGTTTTCGGACGCCAATAAACCGTTTCCGTCGCGTTGCTGCTCGCTGCCACGGTCTTGTATTGTGGCACGAATCCATCATCCGCCGTCACTTTCACGCCGCCCGCAGTGGAACCATCGCCGCAAAAAAGCTGTTGCAGTTCGCGATCCCACACGAGTTGTCCCTCGTCGGGAGTTTCGGCGAGCCGGTCCGTGGTGAGAACCGCGATGCGTTGTGTCATTAAATCGGGCATAAAAAATCAGTAGGTGTCTCCGACGAGTTCACGCGACCAGTTGCCGGATGCAGGCGCGCCGTCGCCGCACACGCCGCCACAATAAAAGCCGTCGTAGGGCGTCCCGCTGTCGGCAAAGCCGCCGTCGTAATCCGCCACCGTCGCCGCGCTTTCCACTCGGACGAATCGCGCGCCGGTGAAGCTGTATTGCCACACCACGCACACGCCGTTTGCGATGCCATCCACCGGCTTGCGCACCGCGTTTTTCATGCGGAGCGTCACGACTTCCGCGCCATCGTCCACGATGTAGTCGAGCGTCGCCTGCTGCTCCATGTCACGATCGCGTTCGGCGAGCGCGATGCTGGCCTCCGCGATGCTCCCGTATTCGTGCATCACGGTGAAGCTCACCGTCATGCTTTTGTTTCCCCGCGAAAACGCTTCGACGAAATCCGCAGCCACGAGTTCAACAATCTCCGACGCGCCCCCTGCGGACATCCGCAGTGGAGCCTGGAGCGTCATCGTCTCCGATGCCGTGTCTCCAATCGTCTCGCCGTTGAACTCGATGCGAATCATCGCGCGTTATTCGTTGCCGCCCGGCTGCGTGAAATGCCCCGGCTGCTCCTCGGCGGCCGGCTGCGGTTCGGGTGTCGGCGTGCCGGGCACGTGCGCGATGCGCTTGAGCACGAGCAACGCCGTGCGACGCGCGAGCGCATCGGCCCCGGCGTCGGCACCGAGCGCGGCGACGGCCTGTGTGTGGCACTCCGCCACGATGGGCGAAATCAGTTCCCCGCGCTTGGCGAGGTATTGGAGCGAGCTGTCCGCCATTACTTCGCGGCCTTTGGATTTGAGCAATTGTTCTACGGTTTTCATAAATCGGCAGAGGTTCGGGGTTAGTCGCGGTAGAACGTATACCAGGCGGACGGGATGCCATCGGTGTGACCGCGCACGAGCGAGAACGTCACCGGCTGCACCATGCTCTGCTCTGCCGATGCCGCGAGGTCCGGAGGCTCCAGAACGGCGCGCATGTTGAACACCGCATTGCCGGCGCCGATGGACAGGAGCGCTTCCGTGATGGCAGCTCCGCGCGTGCCCTCGGCCTGGAGGATGGAAAGCGTCTCCGCCCACGTGAGCCCCGGCGCGCTCACTTTTGCCGTCGCCGCGATGCTCGAAAGCATCAGCCCTGCGACGCGCGAAACATCCGCCGTCATTTCCGTGGTGTTCAGCGTGAAATCAATCTCCACACTCGATCCCACCGGCAGATCGTCAAACGGCTCCGTGGAACCCCATTGGACGCTTGGTGACACGGTGGAATAATTGTCCTCATCAATCGCCGCATCGGTGAACGCCGCATCCGTGAGAGTAAACAGCGTGCCCGTGGTCGGACTCTCGCCATGTTTGTGAAACGCCTTTATGGTCACTTGCTGGAACATCGTCTCACCCGCCGACAACCGCAGGTTCGGCATCTGCGTCACCATCACATTGTGAAACGTCACCTTCACACCAATCTGGCAGTGAATGACGAGCGTGCGCATCCGGGCCACGACAAGGTATCCGGTCCCTTGCGCGGTGAAGTCCACCTTGCCCGTGTTGTTCGTCGCGCCTGCGCTGCTCGTGTGCAGGGTGTAGGTGTCCGTGGTCACAGAGCGGACATAGAGCGTATCGGTGCGGGGGAATCCGCCTGTCACGGTCGGCGCGGTGGACGTGTAGGAAATGCGCACCGCCTGCCCGGTGGAGTAGCCGTGCGAGGTGTCCGTGATGACATCCGTGCTCGTGTTGATGTTGCTGCATGCGACCTTGCGCACCGCTGCGAGCGAGCCGCCGATTTCCACGGACTTGTATGGATGCAGCGCCTGCGCGATGGCATCGGTGAAATAGCCGTCCGGAGTGAACGAGATTTCCGCGCCCGTTTCGTTGATGCGCGTGCCGACGCGGCCGATCGTGCCGGAGGTCACATCGAACGAGCTTCGAATCGGTTTGAACGTCACGCCCGCCTTGGGCCGGATGGTGACGCCATCGAGGACGACGATGGCGGCGCTTGCGAGAATTTGTGCGAGGTTTGGAATCATGGTTTAATGGCTGTTAAAGGGTCAGGCTGCCGATGCGCGTTCGCGCTCGGCGGCGATGGAGAAAAGGAGGTCTGCGCGCGTCTTCATCTTCGCGGCCTGCGACGCGAGGCGTTTTGCGGAGGCTTCGATTTCGGCCACGCTCGCAAATGCGGTGAGCTTGTAGCCGAGATTGCCCGTGATGAAGAGACCCGGCTTTTCCTCGGCAATCGCGCGGGCAAGACGTTCGTTGATTCCCTGCGAAGCGAGCGTCGCCGCGCGGTGCCAGTTGCCATCGGAGAGCGCAAATTCCAGCTTCGCCAGTTCGTTGCGTCCGACGAATGGGCGCACCTCGGGTTGCGGTTGTGGAGTGGTGTCGCTCATGCGGTGTATTCGATCACATCGGAGTCGCCGAGCCCGGCCTTGCTCGCCACGCAGCGCAGCGTTTCACCGCTCGCGACCGCGACCGGCGTGGTGTAAGTCGAGACGCCGGGAATGTCCTCGCCGTCGTCATCGGCATTCACTCCGGGATACTCGCCGTTCAGCGTGTAGCGAATCGTCGCGCCGCTCGTCGCACACGTGAGCGTGGCCGAGCCTGCGGAAAAGCTGATTGCCGGATTCGCACAACGCTGCCGATTCGCGAGCCGCTCCATCCGCACAAACACGAGCTGATACGTCACGAACCCATCTTCCGTCGCGATGGGCTGAATCGCGTTTTTATCCGTCGTCATCTCGCGAGCCGCCGACGTGCTCTTCGAAATTTTGCTCCATCCGTGGAGTTCAGCCAGGACAAGCAGCGCGATGCTCTCCGCAGAAAGCAGCGTGCCGTTGTCGGTATTCATATTGAGCAGCGGATTCTCCCGCACAAGGACGGGAATTTCCACGCTGCCCTGCATGCCGGCCGTGTTCCTGTCCTCGGTGCGGAAGTTCGGCATCTGCACTTCGATAGCCGCGCCGGATTTTCCCGAGCGTTTCACGAGACCGCTCAAAGCGCCGTTCAATGTCTGTTGAATCGCCGTATCCGTCACAGCCACACCCGCCGCATTCACGCGCGGACGCGAAAGCACGATGCTCACCTCCGCGAGCGGCGCGCTGGCGAGAAGCCGCTGCCACACATCGCGCTGCAATCTTTCCAACACGCAAAGGCTCATTTTGCCTTGCCTCCCGTGTGTGAAATGTCTTTAGTGCCGTGCATGTGGCCGACCCTGCCACACGCGCGAAATCCCCCGCATCCCTGCCAGCGCTACTGACGCTATCCACGCCGGATTTTTCGCCTACTGCCGCGCCCGGACAAACCGCGTCACACCACGAATCACCGCGCTGCTCACCACGTCATCACTCGGCAGCAATCCGCGATTGCCGCGAATGGTCGCGGATTTCACCAGGAGAAAAAGCACCGTGATGCGTTGCGCGTCATCGCTCTGCACGAGCCTGCGCGAGCCGTCGCGATTCTGCGCAGTGCCGCCCCGACGCGAGCGCGGGACTTGCAGGCTGCGCGTCGCACCGAAAAGCCGTCCCCCCTTGCGGAAGAAAAATACGCGCTCGAATTGACGCAGCGACTTGCCATACGCCTCCGCGCGGAGAGGGATAGTGAGGTTCTTCGCATTCACCGGCCGCACCGTTCCGCCATTCACGCGCAGCCGCATTTCGCGCGGCATCATCACCACGCCGCCCGCTGGCGTCACACCGCCACGCGTGCCGGAATTCATGCGATTCCAGAACGTGGAACGCGCACCAAAGCGGTTGCGATTGCTGCGCGCATTCGTGGCCATTTGCCGCTGATAAAGTGGGAGCGCACTTTCCGCCATCGCGCGCCCGATGAGCGCCGGGCTGCGCATCGCCGCCGCGAGCCGCTCGCGCTGCGGTTTCGAAAGGTCAGTTGTGGCAATGCGAATTTGCATAGTTAAAGGCAGGCCGGGCTAAACCAGACCACTTCTTTATTGTTGGATGTGCTTCCCTTCTCTTTCCCTGCCGTGCTCCGAAATCCGATATTTGCCTTCCATCTCAGTAGCTTCCAGCCGTCGCCCGGCGATTCGATATCATAGCCGCAGAGCGCGATCCGGAGATGTTTTTCATTCCCGTGCTTCCGGCACCACTCATGCACTTCATCCGCGACCGGGTTTGACTGCGCATAGACCTCTTCAGTTCCTTTGTATGGCGGATCGAGGAAAACTCCGACTGAAGGATATTTCAGCCGGGTGCCGAGCGTGCGCTTCCAGTCGCCACAATACACCGTCACATTTTGAAGTCGCAGCGATAACTCCTTGCACCATTCCGCCGCCAGTTCTTTGCGCGTGAAACCGCCGCCGTCTGTCGGGACTTTGCGCGTGAAACCGCCGACGCCTGTCGGGACTTGGCGCGTGAAACCGCCGCCGTCTGTCGGGACTTGGCGCGTGATGTTTGCGCCGTCGCTTTTCCACGGTCCTTTGCCGCTGGCGAAAGCATCACCAAGCCAGCAGCTTTGTCCCCATGCCCACCAGCCCGCCGTTTTTACGCAATAAAAATCAGGGTCTTCGAGCGCCCATGCGAGACGCTTTGCGCGATTCACGAGCCATCCATGCCGGGCTTGCAGGTCGTGTTCATTGACAAAATCCGAAGCGTGAAAAGCTACCGTGTCAGGCTCATGCTTCACCGCCCGCCAAAAATTCGCAATGAATCCATCTGCATCGTTGAGCAGTTCCTTGCCGCCAAAATCCGGCCTCGCGAGCAATACCGCCGCACCACCGCAGAAAGGCTCGATGTAAGATTTCACATCGCCGAATCGCTTCCAGACTTCCGGGGCAATGATTCGCTTTCCTCCCGGCCACGAAAATGGATGGACCAGCGGTTTCATCGCACCGAGAGCAAGCCGCCGCGCAGTCGCAGCTCTGGATCGTTTGCGAGCACGGCCGTCAGCGCGGGAGTGAAGCGCGAGGAGTCCGCGCGCAGGCTGTCATTGAGTCCGGGTTCCGCCTCGCCGGGATTCATCACGCCAGGCGCGAGGATGCCGAGTTCCTCGCACTCGTCGGCGCTCACGGGAATCACGCCCATCGTGGAGTTGAAAGCGAACGGTGGCCACGGATTCCCGAGCGTATCCTCATACCCGCCCGCGCCGCGACCGAGCGCAGCCCACACGGGATGCCCTTTGAGCGCAACCATGCGGTCGCTGCCATCCGTCGCGCCTTCCTGCGTCGTCTCCGCGATTGCAGCCTGCCAGCGTTCATTCCATTCACGCGGACGGTCCGGATTCCCAAAGCGCACGAGTTCCTGTCCGGGGTTCACCTCCAGCGCCACGGCATCATTGCCCGCCGTGAACGTGCCGTATCCCTGCGCATCGAGCACGTTGGTTTCCACCATGAGCTGAAGCCGCGCATCGCTCGTCAAATCCTTGATGCCGCCGCGATCATCCGGGTCCGGCGCGTAGCCGGTGCGACGAATCGCAGCGAGCACATCGGCCTTGGCCTTGGAGAATGACGAACCGACCACATCCCCCGCCGCAAGCTCGGCAACCGCATCCTGGAGCGTGGAGAGAATATCGGCCTGCGTGACGCGGGCGGAAAACACCGAGCGCCGAGTCAGCTCGCCCTGGAGCTTCTCGCGAATCTGCGCAGAGCCGAGCGAAGTCGGCAGCAATCCTTTCGCCCGGATGAAATCGAGCGCCTCCTCAAACGGCATCGGCTCATCAAATTCCATCGCTGTTTTTGTCCGCAGATTGCGCAGATGTTCGCAGAGCGTTGCGGTTCCGTTTCCATATGAGGAACTCCCTCACCAAAACGCTTCCATCTTTAAACTGTATGACTCGCCTCCAGATTACATCCAGAATGAACATAAGCGCGCACACTACTCCGAGGCCAACCGACACCGCCATGAATGCGTAGCCGATGATTTTTGCGAGCAGGTCTAAATTCACAGCAATCCTCCCATCGTCTCGCGCGTCGCCGTCCGTGTGCGGCTGTTCACCACTTCCACAGCCGGGCCGCTCACGACTTGCTCCGTCGGAGTCGCGGGTTGCTCCAGCTTGAACCGGCACGCCGCCACATCGCGGAGCAGCGCCATCGCATCGCGAACGGCCTGTTGCCGTGTGTCGTCATTCAGCGCCTGCATACCAGGCAGCCGGCCAAACACGGAATTGCGCGCAATCACGAGCGCGGGCGTTTTGAGTTCCTGCGGAATCGTGGCACCGCTGCCGAGCGTGTTTTGCGTGCAGCCTGCGACGTAGCCGCGCACGAGCTGAATCGTATCGGCGATGACAGACTCCACGACTTCATCCGCATCCTGTCCGCTCGCGAGCGCCGCCGTGGTGAGTCCATCATACTCGGCTCCGGAGAGGTAGGTTTTGAGATCGTCCGTGGTGAGTAAAATCCAGCTCATAAAAGGTGCGTTTTTTGTCGGTTGAGAAACCGACTCACTGCCGCGCAGAGGGCGAAGCCCCTGCAAGAGGAAACCCTCTGCGCGGTGTATGAGTCGGGCTTTCGCCCAGGACAGGTTTAGCTGATGTTCAGCTTCTTCGCGCCGACCGTCGCGGTGGCCACGATGTGCGAGTAATGCTCCACCGAAATCTCGATGGTCTTGGCAAACTCCTGACGGAACACCTGGAACGGCGAGCCGGTCCGGGTGATGAAGCGCTTGATGTTCGACGGGTCATCCTTGCCGATGTTCGCCTGTGCGTTGAACACGACGACGTAGGCACCGACGATTTTCGCCTTTGCGCTCGCGGTGGATTGGTAGCGCAGATTCGTCTGCATCACACCTTCCACACCGAGCATCTCGGCGAGTTCCGCCGGAGTGCGGATGGACAAGCCGCCAAACGCGCCGGCCGTGGCCTGCGCTGCGACAGCCGAGCGACGCAGCAACCATGCGCCGCGACCGTAAAGCACGCGGTTTGGTTCGAGACCGGAGCTGTCGCCGCCGGAGTCGATCGCACTGAGCACGTCGCCATCCGGGTCCGCAGAGCTTCCCCAGGTCTTGTTCGTGCCAGTGTTATCCACTGCGAGCAACGCAGTCGCTGCGCGGCGGGTTTCGCTGCGGAGCAGACGCGCGATGAGGCGCGATGTCATCAGCTCTTCGTCGCCGGGCTGCATTTCGTCCTTATCGAGAACACCCGTGAGACCTTTGTTGTAGGTCTTGGAGTTCGTGGTTCCGCCCTTGTATTCCACGCGCTTGAACCCGCTGCCGATGGCGCGGATGTCGTCAGTCTCCGAGAGCAGCGCCTCGGCGTTTTCCGCCGTGCGAAACTCGAAGCGACGCGCGACCGGAACTTCCGGAGCCATGAAATCGAGCAGCTCTTTGAGCTTGCGCGCTTCATCGCTGCCGTTCCAGCCGGTGGCGTATTCGGTGAGTGGCTGGCTGAGAAATGCACCGTCAAAGCGGTTTTCATTCGCCAGCCCGATAAAGCCCGCCGGGTTCCGTTCCGGACCCGCATCGAGCGTGAGATGTGGAAGGCCGTCGTTTGCGAAGCTCTCCACGAGGTAGTTTTGGTTTTTCATTCGATTGGTTCTTTCGATGGTTTGTTGTCTGTGGTTTGCGTCAGCGCGCTATGCGTTAGGCGATGACAGTTTTGACCGGCACGCAGGTATCCACCTCGATGAGGTCTCCATCGGCGGACGCTGCGGTGAGCGCAGTGCCGACGAGGTAAACCGTCGCCGTGGAACCGGGCAGGTCCTGCACCTTGCCGCTCGCAGCGGTGAACACCTGTTCGCCGACTGTGATGGCTTCGTTTGCGACCATGAGCCGCGTGGGACCGCGACCGAGAAGCTGGAGCGCAACGTATTCCTCCGCTGCGGTGGCTTCATCGGCGACGGTTCCCATCGGGATGTCTGTGGCTCCGGAAACCGCGATGTGGTTTCCGTCGCTGCCTACTTTATAGAGCAGATGCCGGGTTGTGATGGCGGCATCGGTCAGGCGCGTCACGCTGTTATCGTGCGTTCCTTCCGCGATGTTGCTCATCGTGGTTTTGCTTCCGAGTTTCTTTCCGATGTGAGCGCCGAAAGCACAGGCGCAAACGATGGCTGCCAGAAGGCAGAGGATCAGGCTGATTGTATTCATCTTTGTTTTGTTTGTTTGTTTGTTTGTGGCCTGGCGCGGTTAAGCACCGGGATTTTTTTGCAGCTCCGCGCGAATCTGCGCGTAGCAAATGGCAAAGGGTTGTCCGGTTTTGTTCGCGCGCTCATTGGCGAGCGTGGCGAGTTTCTCCGGGTCTAGAGTGCCGTCCGATTTCCGGGCTCCTAGGTTCTCGGTTTTCTTCCCGGTGCCGGGCAGTGTGTTCGCGAGCGCGGCGAGCGCAGTGAGCGAGTTCGCAAAATCCGTGGTGAGCTTCGTCTCCCATTCGCCGGTTTGCGCGGCGGTGATTTTCCCCTCCTTCACCGCATTGGCGATGATGAGCACGCGACGCTCCTTGCGTTCGTTGGCCAGCTCCGTTTTCGCTTCGTCGGCTTCCGCCTTCGCTTCAATCATCGCGGCCTCGGCCTGCATCTTCGCGGCCTCCGCAGTCTGCGCGGCCACGGCTTTTGCGCCGTCCACTTTGGCAGCGATGGCGGCGAGGACTGCATCCTTGTCGGCATCGGCGGGAACTCCGAGCGCCTCGGCGAGCCAATCCGGAAGCATCATCGGCGCGTCTTCGTTGCTGATGGGATTTACCGGGATGTTTGGTTGGTTCGTGAAGCCTGCGGAAATGAGCGCGTGCGGACGGAATTGCTTTGTCTTCCCGGCGACGGGAACGGCGTCCCATCGCGGCGAGAAAAAGCGGTATTCCTGATTATCCAGCACGGCGTTGCCGAGTGGCGTCCATTCCACGCGCATCGCGAGGCCATCTTCATCGGCGCGCAGTTCCTTCACCCATCCGTGCGCGCGCTTGTCCTTGTATTCGTTGGCGAAGCTCGGATCGTCCGGATGCCCGATATAAAACGGAGCGCCTCCGCTCTTGGCGCTCGCCCATCGGATGAACCGGCGAAGCGGCGCGTTGAACTCATTTGCCATCGCCTCGGCGGCGGACTTGTCGAAAATCTGCAACCCTTTCGAGTGGTCGAAATTTCCGTATGGCACTTTCAGCCATTCGCGGGAATCGAGCGCGATTTCGTTGGGTATCCCGACAAAGCCGGTTGCGGTGATTTCCTCATTCGAAAGCCGCGTTGAACGCGGATTGAAGAGGCTTTGGAGCGGCGCGAAAAAGGCCGCGAGCATAGTGAGCATGGTTTTCATTTTGTGGTTTTGGTTTTGGCGGTTGATGCGATGCCATCGAGGACGGCAGGCGAAAGGATGTGATTGAGCGTGTATTGCAGCGCGGACGGTGCGCGCAGGATTTCGGCGCTCTTCGTCGGCAGGAATTGCGCGAGCTGCACGGCGGCGGCTTTTGCAGCGGCATCATCGCCCGATGCCAGGGCGGCGCGCAGTGGTTCGAGATACACGCGCACCGGGGCCAAATCCTCCGTGAGCGCGGACGCTGCATCGGCGGCGGACTTGGCGATGAACTCCTTCATGCGGCGATTCTGCCGAGCTTCGTTTGCCATCGCCTGCGCTTCATTAAAGAGCGGCAGCGAGGACGGCGAGGGCGCGGCGGGTTTCGTGAGCAGCGGTTCACCCGCTTCCGGCGTGGTCTTGCCGAAAGTCTCCAGCGCATCGGCCACGGCGATAGGAGCGCCGAGTTCCACGAGCTTCGTGATGATATCCAGATCGAGCCGCGCATCTTTCGCCGCGCTCGCGGTCTTCACGCGGATGTATGCTTTCTCCACGACGTTCGCACCGAACTTCCATTTGAGCACCTGGCGGGCGATGCCCATTTGAAGCGTCTCGCTCGCCCATTGCGCATCGTCGGCTTCGAGGTTCGACAGGCTGTCGCCTTGCAGACTCGCGCCGGTGCCTTGTCCGGCCTGACTGCTCATCGTGCTCAAATCGCCACCCTGCCAGAGAATCGCGAGCCCTTCCTCCGCACGGCGAACCAGCTCGGAGAATGGCGAGTCCCCGCTTCCATTGGGCGAAACCAGCTCAATCTTCGAAGTGCCATCGTCGCCAAAAATGACGCACTCCATATCCGTGCCGACTGCGGAAACCGCGGTCTCCATCGCATTGCCCGCATCGCTGCCCTGTGCGGCCGGCGTGCGACCCACGACAGACGGCGTTCCGAAGCGCTCACTATAAGAGAGCCAGTCCGTGAGTGGGATGCGCTTGTATATATAGAGCACCGAGGACGGCTCCATGAGCGGCATATCCTGCACGCTAATCAGCCAGGCACCGCGTTCCATCGGTTGCCCCGTGGAACCGCCATTCTCCGGGATGAACCGCATTTCGCCCGTGGTGTTCTCGAAAAACCACAGCGGAGCGAATCGCGCCTCCACTTCCATCTGCCAGCCCTCCGCAGTCTGCGCAGGCTTCCACACCAATTCATGCACCGCGTATTTCTTACCGATGGCATCGCCCATCTGACGCAGCAACAGCGAAAGCCCGCCGCGTTCATCGCGATCCAGCGCATTCGTAGCCACGAGCGAGTTGAACGTGTGTTCCAGCGCGGCCTTTTGCGCCTGCGCTTCCGGCGACTCATCGAGCGTCACGATTTCCCATCCGTTCCGGGCAAGTGCGGCGAGGCGTTTGCGACGGAGGGCGGCGATCTTGTCATCGCGACGCGCAAGCACCTCCCAAATGCGGGCTGCATCGGCGAGATACCCGGCTGCGAATTGATCCAATGCCAGGGCAAGCGTCTGCGGAGTGAGAGTCGCGAGCGGATTATACCGCGAGCGACGCTCGGCCAAAACGCGGGATTGGGTGATTTTTTCGCTCATGCTGCGGAAGAAAATGCGAAACCGGGGTGCAATCCGGCGCGCCAATGGGCGGAAAACGCGCGGA